TGATGATATTGACGGAGATGGGAATGTATCCACAGTAACAGATGCAGATGGAAGTTCTTCTGATCGTTATGATGGATACCTTCGTATTAATTTCCACTTGGGGTCTCCAGATCAAACTGCTGATACAGACCTTGTAAGTGAGTCTGCACACTGGACTAACACTTGTAGGCTCCGTGGTATTGCATATATGTATATACGGATGAAGTATAATGCAGACGTTTATCCAGATGGTATCCCAGAGTTTACAGCCGTAGTCAAAGGTAAGAAGGTCTATGACCCTCGTACATCAACGACAGCATATTCAGATAACCCAGCTTTGTGCCTGAGAGACTACCTAACAGCCTCCTACGGTGTAGCTGAAGACACAGCTAACATTGATGATGCTTTGGTAACTATTGCTGCTAACGTGTGTGACCAGACTAACACAATCGCTGGTACAACACGTTATACTTGTAATGGCTCGTTCACTACATCAGTTACCCCATACGACATGATTAATAACATGCTTACCTCTATGGATGGTAGCTTGTGGTATGCTCAAGGTAGCTGGAGAATGAAGCCAGCCTACTGGACTGCACCTGTGCTTGATCTTAACGAAGATGACCTTCGTTCTAACATAAGTGTATCTACACGTCACTCTCGTAGAAACAACTTTAATACGGTCAAGGGTACATTCCGTGGTGAAGAAAGTAACTGGCAGACCACAGATTACCCACAGGTAAATAGTCCTGCGTCTATTGCTGCGGATAATGGACAAGTATCTACTGCTGACGTTGACTTACCATTCACAGATAACTCTATTGAAGCTAGACGTATCGCTAGAATTTCTCTGGATCGAAACCGACAACAGCTTGTTGTTAGTGCCTCCTTTGGACTAAAGACGCTACAGGTTCAAGTTGGTGATAACATCCGCTTGACTAACTCTCGCTTTGGTTGGACTAACAAAGAGTTTGAGGTTGTATCTTGGAACTTTGGGCTTACTGATGGACTTGATCTACAGACACAGATGACCCTACGGGAAACTGCTGAATCTGTGTACGATGAAGTTGACGATGGTGAAGCCTATGAGCGTGATAACACTACCCTACCTGATCCCTTTAGTGGATTAGCTGTAACTAATTTGGTCGTTTCCGGTGGTGGTCGTACCCAAGGTGACGGTACGTTTATTAACTCTGCTATACTGTCGTGGACTGCTGCAACAAGCTCTTTTGTATCACACTATGATATTGAGTGGAAGGCTTTGTCAGACAGTAGCTACTCAAGCACAACTACCCCCAATACAACTATAGAGTTATCTCCTTTAGTTGATAACATAGAGTACATCTTTAGGGTTAGGGCAGTAAGTATTAACGGTGTTAAGGGAGCATTTGTCACGGCCCAGTTTACAGGCGGTGGTGATGTAACGGCACCGGGCCTACCTACAGCAATTACTGCTGATGGTGGCTTCAGGTATATCACTGTTAGCTGGACTAACCCCGCTGACTCTGATCTTAACTTTGTTGAGATTTGGGAGAATACCTCTAATTCAACTGTTGGTGCTACTAAGGTTGGTATCTCTGGTGGTAACGAGTTCATTCGTTCCAACTTAGGGATACAGGAAACCAAGTATTACTTCTTAAAGTCGGTAGATTACAGCGGTAATACCTCTGCATTTACTACTGGTGTATCAGCGACAACCACCTTTATTGATGACGATGACTTCGCTAATGGTGTCTATAGTTTGTTCACCGACCAAGGTTTATATGCCATTGAGGATGTTTCATCACTTCCTGCCTCTGGCTCTTTTACCGGAGAGAAAGTTTTTAATACCACTGATGGAAAGCTGTATAGTTGGACGGGAAGTGCTTGGGATGCCACCGTTGCTGATGTTGGGGCTGACTCAATTACAGCAACAGAAATACAGGATGGAGCTATATCAACGCCAAAGCTGGCTGCAAACTCTGTTATTGCGAGCAAAATACTTGGCGGAACGATCACTGGTGATAAGATTACTGCCAATACGATCACTGGTGGTCTGATAGCTGCCTCTGGTATTATCACCAGTTCAGCGCAAATTAATGACTCTGTTATTATTAACGCCAAGATACAAAATGCAGCAATTGATACGCTTAAAGTCGCTGGGGATAGTATCACTCAAAGTAGTTTTCTTACATTTGCTCTCTCGTCGGATACTTCTAAGATTTATCAAGGTACTACTACGATGGCTTACGCTGGTGACTTGATTGCTATTATCAACTTTGGCATGTTCGGCAGCTTTAGTGGTTCATCAACAGCGACTGCAACTATGTATATTGATGGCACATTTATGCAGGGTATTAGCTATGGCGAAAGTGCGGCGGGGGACCACACCTTCTCAGCAGAAAAGTCTGTTACCGCTGGCACTAAAACAGTCCAGCTTCAGATAAGCGGGGTAGCTAATATCCCCAATTTTCAATCTAGATGTTATATGACTCTTTTAAAGAGGTACAGATAATGGTTTATACAAAATATGACGCCACAACAGGAGAGATAGAACTCTGGGTTGAATGTCCAGAGTCTGAACTTCACCTATATCAACCTTGCATTGAAGGTAAATACTCTGACGAGGAGTACTTAATCATAGATGGTGTTCCTGTTCGGAAGGACCAAGCTGTAATTGATGCTAAAGAGCTAGAAAAGGCATGGTTTGAGTTGAAGGATATGAGAACTCGTATGCTAAAGGACACAGACTGGACTCAAGTCCCAGACGCTCCTGTGGACGCTGCTGCATGGGCCACCTACCGTCAAGCCCTTCGTGACTTACCAGCGAACACAGAAGACCCCTCGGCCCCACTGTGGCCTACTAAACCAGAATAAGGAATAGCTAATGCCCTACAAACTAGGTACACGCAGTCTACAGAACTTGTCAGGCGTTAACCCTGATATGGTCGCTGTAGTCAAGAGAGCCATTGAGATTACTGAGGTTGACTTCACGGTCATCGAAGGTATCCGTCACATCAACCGTCAACGAGAGTTACTCAAGGCTGGTAAGTCAACTACCTTGAACTCACGTCACATCACAGGTCATGCTGTAGACATGGTTCCTTATCCTGTCGATTGGGAAGACCTAGAACGCTTTGAGCTTATGGCTGAGGCTATGAAGGAAGCGGCTGAAGACCTCGAAATTCCTATCGTATGGGGTGGTGACTGGAAGAGCTTCTATGACGCACCTCACTTTGAACTTGACCGAAAGACGTACCCATGAGCAAAGAGATGATTAACAATAATTTATCAATAGGGTTAATCTTAGGTCTCATTACTCAAGGTGCAGCTATCGTATGGACTGTATCAATGATGATGTCGGACATCGAAAGTAACCGTGATGACATCATGGAAACACAATCTAGAATATCAAGACTTGAATCTGCTGTTAACACTCAGGCTGTGTCTATGGCTAGGATTGATGAGAACATTAAAGCTATTCGTGGTGCAGTAGAGGCTATGGCTAACAGGGGGCAGTAGTGGGATGATTGATCCATTCACAGCTATGGCGGCTGCTACTACCGCTTACAATGGTATCAAGAAAGCTGTATCCGTAGGGCGTGAGATTAGTGCTATGACGGGTGCAGTTTCTCAGTGGTCTAAGGCCGTAAGCGACCTAGACTTCTTGGAGGATAAAGCTAAGAACCCCCCCATGTACAAGATGTTTAGTGACAACCAGTCTAATGCACTGGAGATATGGTCTCAGAAGCAGAGGCTCAAAGAAATGCGAGAAGAGCTTAAGGCACACATCTCTTGGACGTATGGCCCTAGTGCATGGGACGAAATAGTACGCATAGAGGCACAGCAACGTAAAGAGCAACGTGAGCTAGTCTATAAGAAGCAAGAGTTCATAGACAGTTGCATTAACTGGGCTGTAGGTATTGCAGTATTACTAGCAGGTGCAGGGACTTTAATACTAGCTATGTACTTCTTAGGTGTCAAACAGGGGAAATGGTGATGGAAAGTAAAGCTATGTTGGGCGTACTGTTTGCGGCTTTTTTGGCACTACTGGGTTGGAACATATCAACGACACATGAATTAACACTACAAGTGCAGAAACTAGAGATCATACTATTAAACGATGCTTTCTCTAACTAGGGGCTAACTATGACAATACTTGATGACTGGAAAGTTCTACCAAGGCTTATGATGCTAGCAGTCACTGTACTGACGTATCAAGCTGTACATTGGTTTATGTCGTTACCTGACCCTAGCGTATCTCAGTCAGGGCTTGTGTCGGTCTGTATGGGCGCTCTTACGGGGTGCTTTGGTATCTGGATGGGCAAAGAGTCTAAGACTACAGTTACACCCACTAAGGTCGTACATGAGGAGAAGTATAGCAAATGATAGGTCAAATCATAAGTTCCATCGGTGGGCTAGCTGCTAGTATCATCGACAGTAAGACACAGCTTAAACTGACAGAAGCTGAGATTAAGAAGAAGCAGTTAACTGGTGAGATTGACTGGGACATAGCTGCAATTCAAGCGACACAAAACTCATGGAAAGACGAGTGGATCACACTCCTGTTCTCTATCCCCCTGATACTA